CACTCAACTCTCGGAGTAATTCAGAAAAACTATTTTTCTTAGAAATATTAAACGCAAACTCAATATTAGCACAAGATTTAGCTAAAAGCTCGGAAAGGCCGTCTTTTTGTTCAATAGAATATGGCTTCATATAGTTTTAATACACCATTTAAAGTTATACTAAATACCTTTCAATAACTATTGACCCTTATTAATATAATTTATAACATCTTTTGTAATTGATTTAACTACATCGATTATTCTAGAAGCCAATCCATTTTTTTCCATAGAATAACCATGATCCATCATATTTTTCATTTCCTCCGGAGACACCATCCTATATTCTATTTTTTTGTGTATGTTGTCTGGACCAATCATTTTTATACTATAGGCAAAATTTTTATATGTATTTCCGTCATAGTCAATGCTTTTGGAGAAACTTATTTCATCCGCATTTACAGGAACTCCATCTATCGCTAGAGAACACGATTGAGAAGTCGTATCAATTGTTATTATTGCTAAAGACATAATTTCTTCCTTTCTAATATTTCTTATTTTAAGCCAACATAGCCCAGCACGATGCCTCTAATGATTTTAATACACCCATAGACAACTCTTTGTTATTTTGAGATTTATATTCTAAACAAAGTTCTTTTAACATTTTATGAAAATTATTAGCCATATCTAATAATGGTTTATTTATTATTTCCTCTATCCTAACAATTGTAACAAAATCATCTAACCGTAAATTAGAAAGAATCAGAACTTTTATGTCCTGCAACTCACTCTTTTGTTTCTTTGTGAGAGAGCGAACATTCTTTATCTTATTTTTAGATAAGAAAATGGGATCAATCAAATTATCTATCTCCTCGATAAACTCTTCGGCTTTCGCCTTTAATATAGAAAGAGTTTTAGGGGTGCGAATATCTCGTATTTTTATATCTTTTTGTCCGGGGGGTCTTCCGGTTGGGGCAATTCCTTCCCTTTTCGGCTGGTCGCCGCCCAGATTATCCCCTCCAGGAGAAATTGCGCCCTGTTTTAATTTTTCTAACTTTACTTGTGCATCTTCTTGAAATTGCATTACTGATACTGGACGATGATATGGATCGGCTCGTTCCAGGATAGGTGGTTCTTTATCTCTAATTTGCTGTTCTAGTCTTAAGTTTTCTAATTCTATAGCAAAATCATGTCCAAAAACTTTATAGATCGTTTCTACAGAAATAATGCCCCTATCTAAGAGTTGAATCATAATCTGTTTTTCGGCTGCTTCATCTCTAAGGGACATATTTTCGAAAATTATCAATGGTATTTTGCTAAACCCCATAGCTTCCGCCAATAGTTTTAATTCACCCTCTATCCACTTAATACATTTAGATCGCACATATTCCAGTCTTTCAACAAGAGTCTTTAATTGTATAAATCCAGTCTGAGCATTCCTTGTACCAAGATCTGTTCCGCCAACTAATGAATCTGGTATACCAAGACCCTTGATTATGTCGCTATTAACGCTCTTATATTTATCTGATCCAAGAATTTTATCTGTTGGTGGATATTCAATTTTAAGATCAATCATAGGATCCCAAACTATATCCATAACTCCACCACCAGCATTATGTTGGAGAATGTTTAATAATTTATTTACAGCGGCTGGACTAGGCAATATTTTATTTTCCACACTGCCGAGTTTCCATAACCTAATTGTATTTATTACCCCATCAAGTGCCGCGCCATCGGCTTGTTTCATTTTATCTTTTAATAATATATCCTCTATAATACCATAAAGGAAAGGGGTTCCCCAATCTTCCCAATCATCTTTTTTATAATAATCTATATATATCTTTTCGGAATCCAGAGCAACTAACTTACTGCTTGTTTTTGCGGCTTTAATTACTTCCGCTGGTAATTTAAAAACAAATTCTTTTTCTGCTTTTGTTTGTGGATTATTTATTGATTGAGCTAATTCATTAGTAATCCTCATTGCTATAGCATTACTACCAAAAAATTTACCAACAGGTCCACCTATTTTTTCAATTATTGTTGGAGAAATAAACGTATAGCCCCATGGAATCTCTCCCTTATTTATTTTTATTTTATTCTTTTTTATTTTTTCCGGCTTTTCTTTTACTTTAGTTTCATCAACCGGCAATGAAAAATCATATATAGCCCTACTCATATCTTTTACAACAGGTTTAGTAATCAATGCCGTTTTTCTTCTAACAATAATATTTGCATCCCTAAGCATTAATTTCATAAAATCATTACAACGACCTTGCAAATCAACTTTTTTAGCCCATTCATTTACGAATCTTTCCTGGCTCTTTACAGGATGCCTTAAATCCAATCCCTCAGATGCAAAATCGGCCATGAGATCAATAATATTTCTAATGAATCCATTCTTTTTATAGATGCCTTGACACAGTTGTACTATTTCTTGGTGTGCGGTAGGAAGGCGATCTTCTGGACGATGAAAATCTCTGTCGAATCGATTAAATCCAGACTTTAATTTTGGGCTTGACGCAATAGTTATGTCTTTATTTCTTCTGGTGGCAAAATTTTGTTCTGGAATGGAATAGGAACCTAACGCAGATTCTGATAACTCAATATATAGCGGGTCGTTTTTGGGCATAATTCAACCTCTATTCAATTACAATCCAATTGATTATACACAATTTAAATTCGTTCGCCATTTTTTAATGAATTCTTCATATTTTTGGATTTGCACCATTGATCAGAGTTTGTAAATCCTCCAAGCCCAGGGCCTATATACAGAGGCTGGTTATCGACATTTTTTACTTTTTTAAAATTACCAGCAACGTCAGAGTAATTAATAGATGATTCTGGTTCGGTGTCCATTGAATAAATATATTTGTGGGCCAATAATAAAGATGTGTATCTATCTTTTCTAAGTCTACCCTTTTTGTATCGACCTTCAACCGTAGCAGAGGTTACAGAATTTGGAGTATCAAACCTTTCTTTCCCTGTAGTTGTTTCTGTTTTTTGTATTGTACATAATTCATTTTTTAGTTCTTCTATATTATAAACACACTCCTCAAATGTCCCAGTGGTAATATCTAATGATTTTTCTGCAATAATGGCAGATTGCATAACTACTGTATCAAAAGCAGGAAATAATAGACGTTTAGTTTCTAAGCTTTTATGGAGAATTGCATTAGCATACGAATTGAACTCGTTAGATTGTTGAATTAAATTTAATATGTGTGGCCCATCCGATTCCCCATCTGTTTCTTTTATATTATTCGGATCAACAACCTCATAGATTGGGAACTCCCCCACTTCTTTGTCTAGCCCCTTTTTGCTTCTTAGCATTTCAGAGATAGGATAACCGCCGCCCTGACTATCCATTTCTATTCTTATTGGTTTAAACAATTTTACAATATCCCGAATCTTTGCACAACAATAATCATAATAATCACCTTCTTTAATTAATCCGGCTTTTTTATCGCCGTTAAATTCCGGCTTGTTTATAGACCAACAATATACTATTCTATAATGATTTTTCCATGCTTCCAAAACTGTTATTGCGAATCTATCTACCTCTGACGCTGGATCTATTCCCACAACATATTTTCTTCCAGTTATTCCTCTCATCATTGGAACAAAAGAAACTTCTCCATCGGATGTCATTATGGATTGGCCAGGCTTGACAGTACAGGCTTCTATAAGACTTCTGGCGAAATGCCCGTCCGAATCCGCTATAAAACAATTATGATGAAAACAACCCATGGCAAAATAAGAATGATCTTCTTCTACCTCTAAATTATAAACGGTGCCACTGTAGTTATATACATCCTTTTTCGTAACATTTATTTTAATATTTTTATTTATTTTTTCATTATTTATAATTCTTAATAATTGCGATTTAAATGTACTAGGAACACTAAGTACATAGGATGGCTTACAATTATATATTGTATCCCTGAATGTACATGTTTTTTTGTTTGTTTTAACATGCCTAATTCCACAATAACATCCGAGAGAAGAAAGTAAAAGTCTCGTATCCCACAATAAAGATCTATTGATTGAACCTATAG